CACTGGAACAGTTGTTTGTGAATGGACTAAAACTTACGAGTCCTAGGAGTTTAAATGGCTAATACTACTTCAGGAACAGCAACGTTCGACAAAACTTTTGCTATCGAAGAGATAATAGAAGATGCTTTCGAACGTATTGGATTAAATTCTGTAGCAGGTTATCAACTTAAATCTGCTAGAAGATCTCTTAATATTCTATTTCAAGAATGGGGTAATAGAGGTATCCACTATTGGGAAGTAGGTTCTACTAATTTAGATCTGATAGAGGGTCAGGCAGACTATGATTTTTTTAGATCTAGTGACGATGGGACATCAGCTACAACTACAGATCCAGCAAGCGTGTTTGGAATATCCGATGTCCTTGAAGCGCAGTTAAGATCTAATAGAACACAGACAACACAATCAGATAGTCCTATGACAAAAGTAGATAGATCTACTTATGCTGGTTTCTCTAACAAGTTATCAAAAGGAACACCTAATCAATATTGGGTAGAAAGATTTATAGATAAAGTTACAATACACATATACCCAACACCAGATTCAACAAATGCATCTAAAGATATGCATTTCTTTTTTATAAAAAGAATACAAGATGCGGGT